ACGTACAGACTATTTCAACAAGAAAGCGTTGATTGAAGCTAAAAAAGAAACTTATTTTGGTCAATTGGCTGATGTAATTTCTATGCCTAAGAATATGGGTAAAACAATTAAGCAATACCATTACTTGCCTTTGCTCGATGATCGCAATGTAAATGACCAAGGTATTGATGCTGCTGGTAACACCGGTGCAAATGGCGAACAGAATATTACTGTTGTAGTTTCTGGTCCAGGTATCGATAATGATGGTGCTGTAGCTCCAGGTTTAGGCGGAGAGATGGTATTCTCTGGTTCTGGTTCAACTCCTGCATTAGCAGTAACTGACATGCAGATTAAATTGAACGCATGGGTAGAAGCTTTAGCTATCGTTGGTGGTCTTGAACAGACTATCGTTGGTGCAACTGACGATTTACGTTATACTGATGTAGTTAACAGTTCTGATGGCCTGGCATATGCTTTAGGTTACCGTTTCTTACCTGTTGACGAAGATTCTGCAACATTAATCTCTAGTGGTAATGTTAAGCAAGATCTCGGTAACATCTACGGTTCAAGCAAGGATATCGGTACTATTTCTGGTAAGCTTCCGGCTTTATCTGAAAATGGTGGACGCGTTAATCGCGTTGGTTTCACTCGTGTACAAATTGAAGGTACTATCACTAAGATGGGCTTCTTCGATGAATATACTAAAGAGTCAATCGATTTCGATTCAGATTCTGAATTAGAAGGTCATATCATTCGTGAGAGTGTAATGGGCGCTAATGAAATCACTGAAGATGCATTGCAAATTGATTTACTTCAAGGTGCTGGCGTAGTTCGTTTCGCTGGTGGTGCGATAACAACCGTACACCTAAGAAAACCAAAGTAATTACTGGTACTCGCATGATTGATACTCGTACTATCGATGCAGCTCGTATTATGTATATTGGTTCTGAAATGATTCCATCGATTCGTCGTATGGTTGATTTCCATAGCGTTGCAGCATTCGTACCGGTACATCAGTACGCTGCAGGTACTAACACTGTTACTGGTGAGATTGGTTCTGTTGATCAATTCCGTATCGTTGTTGTTCCTGAAATGATGAAGTGGGAAGGTGCTGGTGCAGATGAAGGTGTAAATGCTGGTTATATTGCAACTGGTGGTAGCTACGATGCATTCCCAATGTTAGTTGTTGGTGATGGTTCATTTACTACTATTGGTTTCCAAACTGACGGTAAATCTGTTAAGTTTAAAATCAAGCACGCTAAGCCAGAATCTGTAGAATCTTATGCAGGTGATCCATATGGTGAAACTGGTTTCTACAGCATCAAATGGTACTACGGTACTATGATCTTACGCTCTGAGCGTTTAGCTGTAGTTTACTCTGCTGCTCGTTTCTAAGTAGTAGATAGATAAGTTTGGTGTCCCCAGAGATGGGGGCATCCATCTTTAATTAATTAATGAGGTACCAACCTCAAATAAAAAGGTAGAGGAAAATTATTATGACAGAGAAATCAGAATTAGCACTATTAAAAGAAGAAGCGGTAAAACTAGGTATCACTTTTAGTGGTAACATTGGTATCGCAGCATTATCAGCGAAAGTAAATGCATTCACAGAATTAAACGCAAATAAAGAAGACGAGGCTACATTAGTTGTTCCAACTGTAGAGTACAAAGCTTCTGAATCTCATGCAGCAATGGCCCAACGTAAGCGTAAAGAAGCTAATAAGCTTGTACGTATTATAGCAACTTGTATGAATCCAAATAAGAAAGCTATGTCCGGGGAGTACTTCTCCGTCTCTAATGCTCTTATTGGTACAATTAAGAAGTACGTACACTTTGATGCAGAAGAAGGTTGGCATGTGCCAGCTGTAATTGTTAATCACTTACGTGAACGTCGTTGCCAGATCTTTATACCCGGTAAGACTTCCACAGGTAAAAAAATTATGAAAGGTAAATCTATTAAAGAATTTAATATAGCTGTATTACCTCCACTTACTGAAAAAGAAATGTCTGCACTTGCTGCTCGTCAAACAGCTGCAGGTAGTATTGACCGAGAAGACTAATGGCTGATACTGCAATCACAGATATTACTACCGGAGCCGTTGATGGCTCTGGTGTTTTTGATAAGTTTATGCAAGCTGGCGAAGCCCATTTACTTCGTGAATACAAAGCTCAGCGTATAACAGGTAAAGAGTACTCAACAGTATACTTAGGTATGATGCAGTCCGCTATGGCTCAAGCTATACAGTATTTATCTGCATCTAAACAAGCTGATTTATTAGCTCAGAAGAAGATTACAGAAGTAGCTCAAACGGTTGATGCTACAGGCGGAACCATGAAGAAGCAACAAGATCTTATTGGTGCTCAGACAACTGGTTTTGATCAGGATGCTAAAGCTAAGTTAGCTAAAATTATGACAGATGTATACAATATTAATCGTTCGGCATTGGGAGCAAGTGCTTCTACTCCAGGTGGTTTAGATGATGTTGATATTTCTTCAGTTATAGCAAAGGCTGCAGAATCCATTGATGTGATTATTGATGTTACCCCACCAGCAGCATAGTTCTTATGTAGATGCCTCTCGAACGTATAACCTGGTTACTATAGAAGATAGTCAGGTAGAGGCAGATTGTAACCGGTATATGGATTCCATTACCGGTTTAGTTTTTCATGAGTCTGAGAAACTTCATCAAGCCAACTTAATGACAGATGCTACTCAATCAGGGTTAGCATTAGCAGTTAAGGTGGAAGATGAAGTTCTTGGTTTTATGTATGCAGTTCCCGTAGGGCGGCTACGATACAACTTAGTATGCCTACACACCTCGAGTCCTGTTGCTAAAGCATTATTAGTACATGAATTATACCGTTTAGGTAAAATACTACGATATACTCCAAGAAATCCTGTATGTGAGGTCCATAAAGAACTTATGCAACCAATGTCATATAAGATGTTTAAACTGAACAGAATTGAGTCTATAAAAATGAACCGCGAGTACAATACACAAGCACAGTTAGACCAACTTAATTTAGAAGAAGTATAATGGCCAGTTGCCTCGATCCATTAAACATTATTCCTGATGCTCTGGAAGATTTTGTTACAGATGTATTCTGGACTGAACTAGCTTTAGCAGGTATATATACTGAAGACACTTGGAAAAGTATTGGTCTTCCTCAAGTAGCATTGTTATTCAATTTACTTGGGTATGATGATGAAGAGATTTATGCTGTCCAATCCAATACCATCCCTCTGATGCCTGAGGCTGTTCCGAATAGTTTACTAGCCGCTGTAGAGTTTGGTACTCACCATGAGTTAGATTTAGTCCAACAAATAAAATCAGTAATCTTAACCGGGGCCCCAATAACAGCTACTCATTACCATGATTATGGTGAGAGTACCTACCTACATGGACTACCTGTAGGTCGAGCCGCCCATACCAGTGTTGATGTTGTTGAGTTACAAAGCATTATTGAAGCTGAGTTAGGGGATACTATAACCATTTTACAAGCTACTTCAGGGATACCAAATGAGCGGGAGTGGGCTCTTAATTGGATGCGCGAAAATGATCCCCAACCTGTTAGTAATTGGGAATACCTTAGTGTAGATCAGTTACAAGCTTATTACGCGGGGCCAGAAGGACTCTATAACTATTTGGATGCCTTCTTTTATGGGTTTGAAAATGTAAATATACACTATACAGCAGATGATACCGACACCAATCCTGGTAATCTTATTTGGAATACTGGTATATGGACTACAGGTAATTACTTCATTGTACTATATGAAGATTCAGCAGGAAAGACCTGGTACTGGTTATATCATCAAGGTGATGGTACATACCCATCCTTAGATGAAAATGCTGCTGCAGGTCTATATGATTTAGATTTACTCCCTATTGTTCCCTTAATGAAAGAATTTGAAAATTGTAATGATCCAGCGGCGCCAGAGTATATTGCTGCTGAGGATACAACTAGTAGAGAAATATTGAATATAGTCAACATGGACTATGATTTATTAATTGAACAGTTAAATGACAATCCAGATATAGAGCATATCCAGGATGCCTTTTTCTCATTCTCTATGAATGTATACTCTCAAACACAAGGAGGGCTTCAAGCCTTATTCTTAATGTTTAAGAATTTCCAGGAAAACGCTGGCATAAGCAAGTCGTCTTATGAAGCTAATCCTGATGGAGCAAGTATAAATATCGTAAGGATGGAAGAACAGTATTTTCATAGTGTACTTGCTTTCAATTGGGCCACCTCCACAGAGGTATCAGGTACTATAGCTCCAGTTGGAGAGTTTGCGTCTGATGTTACGATACTTCCTAATGACATTCCAGCTGAGGATGGTAGTGGAGGTAAGGTTAATAGCTATATGCTATTCCAATATCAACATTCAGCAGGTACATATACTGAAATTAAGGTACATGGTATGTTTGGCCAGTCTGTAATTCTTACAGTTCCTGGAGTATTTAAAACATATACAATTGAATTATCTACTGATGAACAAATGAGGTCTAATTTCTCTATACCCTTATCCTTAGCAACGCTAGAGTTTATGGACTATACTGCAAGAGATACTGTACTTTATGAGTCTCTCTCGTTAACAGTATATGCTGTAGATTATATCCATTTGGAATGGTATGAGACTAAGAAGTTCATGAATCTGGTCTCGGCTGCGTTAAAGATTATTGGATTTTTAATTCTAATATTTTCTTTTGGTTATGCTAAATCAGTTACTGCGGCATTGTGGGCACTTGCACAACAGATATTGGTTCAATATGCTTTAAAATGGGCCCTTACAGAGCTGTTAACCAAGTATGGTGATGATGATATAGCGAAAACCGCAATCATCTTGGCTTACCTTTATTTCTCAGGTACTCTGGGAGGTAGCGGTACTGATTTCTTCAGTGCGGCTACATTACTTGAATTGGTTACAGCGGTTAATGTATCTATTGCCATAGACACTGCCGCATTACAAGATCAAATAGAAGATTGGACTAAAACTAAAGAAGAGAAGCAGGAAGAAATTGATGCAGCTCGGGATTTCCTCCATAGTTCGGATTCCTTAATTGACCCATTTGATGTAATAAATGTTATGTATACTAGCCCTTATGAGTCTCCAAGTGACTTCTATACACGTACAGTACATACAGGTAATCCCGGGGTAGCTACATTAGCTATTATTGAGAGTTACCATGACCAAGCTCTACAATTACCTGAATTAAGTGCTAATCCCGTTAGTTCTAGCTCTTAGATAGTATAAGTGATATAATGATTAAATATAACCAAGAGGATTAAATAATGGCGTACAAAACTATATTAAACACACCAATTGCCCCCGCATTAGGCTCTCGCCCAACCTATCAGAGTAGAACGGCAAATAATGCAGGGTTTGCGGAACAAGGGTCTATTTTTCAACCCTCATTTGAACAACGAGCAGTTCCTGGCGCTTCTTCCCCATATAATGCCAATGCAGCTCAGACAGCTGAGTATGGTGGATTTGAATTAGATGTACCCGCTGGAACTCCCCCAGAAAGTCCTAAACCTGATGCAGGATTCTCCTTTGGGGATTGGGCTAAAGTTGGTACTGGTTTAGTACAAGGCTATAACGCTTACCAAGCTAATAAGCTAGGTAAAGCTCAATTTGGTTTTGCTAAAGACTCCTTCAATGTTAATCTAGCTAATCAAGCTCAACTTATTAATAATGAACAAGAATCTCGTCAGCGTGCTCGTTTAGAAACATCTGGACAATATACCGGTGAAGGTGGACAAGCTAATTTACAGCAAGATCTACAATCATATTTAAAGCCACGTCAAGTTTCTGGCGCACCAATCTAAGGAGGCGTTATGCCAACATTAAAATGGAGTAATGTAACCGGTGATGATACCAATGCGGGTACAGCATCTTTACAACAGGCAGGATCTTTATTTGGTAAAGCATTTGAGAACTTCTCAGGTGCTGTAGAGGGTCGTAAGACACGGCTTACTAAAGAAAATACAGATCAAGTACTAAATAAGTTACGTGGTATTGCGTCGACTGAAGATTTTGATGCTCAAGCCGGAGATTTTAGTGATCTTGGTGCTTTAAAAGAGCAGGCGGGAGGCTTCTTAGACACTTCAGCTATCAGTAAAGCTTTAGCTAGTAAAGTCCCAGAGTTACGTGCAGAAGATACTCGTGTTCGTAATGAATTAATTGGTCAAATACCTAACCAGGTTATTGATGCAAATCAACCAGGTGTTGCAGGTGCTTTAGATTATAAAGGTCAGGTTGCCCGGGTAACTCAACGTGTTCGTGATGCCGGTGGCTCAGCTGGAGATGTCCAGAAGTCAGTGGCTGCTTTAAAATCTCAGTTAGATGAGCGTGCAAGTCTGTCTCCTACTCAACAAGTTGCTGTAGCACAGAATGCAAAGGAATTAGATATCCTGAGTAATGCTGCTCAGACTCAAGCTAAGTCTGAACTTGATGCCACATTGGCCGCTAATCCTGTTTCTCATACATTAAATGCAGAAGGTAGTGCTATAGCGTTTGGTGATATTCAGACTAAGATCCGTAAAGAGTACCCTCAAGGTTCATTCTGGGGTGGTACTGGTGGTGATGAATTATCAGAACTTGTTGGTAAATATGAATTAAATGGTATTACTAAAAATGGTTCTGTTGGACTTAAAGTTGGTGATAAATTTAAAGAAGGTACAGTTAAGATCGAACCTTGGATGTATTCAATGGCTATGGATATTGCTGGTCAAACAGCCGCCGATGCTATTGGCAGTCCAACATTAACTGATGACTTATTTAAGAAGACCCTGGCTGATTTAGCTTTTGACCCAAAATGGAAAGTTATGGCTTCTAATGCAGCGGCTGCTAAGAAAGAGTTTAATCGACGTTCTACTGAATTACAGTTATCCCGTCTTAAGCAGGGTGCTAACTTTACTAAAGATATCAAGTCTTCCCAGAGTACTAAGTTATTAGAGCAACTACAACGTGAAGCGAAGTAATACATGCCACAAGACTATAATCCACAAGCTCTCTCGGAGTTCAAACGAGCCAATTTAGACTCGAAGATCTTCGATAAACAAGCAGGTACGTCAGCTAAACTTGCCAGTATATTTGGTCCAAGTGAGGCTGATATTGCCCGTGATGCAGATATTGCTAATTTACGTCAATTGGCTCAACAAGAGCATGCTGCTACAGTACAACGTGAAGGTGAAGCGGTGCTTTCTGATGAAGCAGTAGAAGGCCCAGTAGGCTTTGCTGCGAACCAAGCCTTAAATCTTACAAGTAAATTTGCTGATGTAGTAATTGGTCAAACCTCTCGTTTAGGTATCAACCTTGCAGATGCATTTGATGATGCAACTATTCCTACTGAAGATAAGCAACGTTATCAAACTATTCAAGATAAACGCGAAGCTGGTAATATACTCAATAAGCAATTAAGTGAAATGGCTTCTAAACCTGCTGGTACGTATACTCCTGCACAGATTGATGAAGTACGTGCACAGTATGACTCTACCCAGTTAACTGAAGAAGAGGAATTATTCTCAGATCCAAATAAACAACGTACCTCGAAAGGTGAAGCTTCTTTCAAGAAATTAGAGAAAGCTAAAATTCGTGATCAAATGCGTGAGATTATGACTCAGCCCTTTGCTCAGTTAGAAAAGTGGGTTAATAAAGGCAATAAAGATAAAGCCGTTGCCCGGGTCCGCGATGAAGTGGAACGTGCTGCTATTGAATTTGATGACGATAACTATGGTGATGCCGTAGGTACTGTTTTTGGTGCTGTAAGTAACTTAGTTACTGATGATATAGATGCTGCAGGTGAGTTATTAATTGATTCCGCAGCCCATATGATTGCTTTAGCCAAGAATGCTCCAGTTGCCATTGCAACAATTGGCTCAGATATGTTGTCCTCATCTACGAAAGAGTTTGAGAAAGAACACAAACGTCCAGCAGAACCTAAAGAAATGGCCTATATGGCATTGCTAGTTTATGGTTCAGTTGGTTTAGATGCGATTGGTGCTAAAGTGTCCTTAGGAGCCTCAACTGGGTTCCATTCTATAGTAAATACCGCTAAGAAGCTTGATCTAAAGGTCCCTAAGAGCTTAGTAGCCACAGCCACCCAATTAGGTAAAGTAGTCCCTACAGCCCCTCTAAATGTAGCTAGAGCTGCAACAGTGGAAGGTGTGACTGAAGCAAGCCAGGAGGT